ACCGTGCCTTTGCCATAAGATGTGTGCCCAATATCCGTCACTTCCCTTGCGTTTTATGAGTTTTTTGCGTCGTCAACCTCTTTCTGGTCTGCTTCATCCGGATCCACGAGGCCGAGAACTTCCATTACCTTCTTGGTAACAGCGGTGTATTCATCGTTAGTAGGGAATACTCTCTGAGGCATCTCTGTAATATCGTGGCAGCCGAAGTATTCCATAAGTTCCTTGTCCTTCAAATCAGGATATACCAAAGCTTCAACGAGAATGTGGTGGAATGCCTTGGTCTTGTCCTTCTCAACCTTATAGACAATCTCTCCGTTCTGAATGATGAAATTGCCTTTCTTATCCTTGGCCGGAACTCTTGTCACATACATTTTGTTGATTTTATCAACAGTCTCATTGTGGAGCTTCTTGATTTTGAAAGGTACGACATTTCCCTTCTCGTCCTTAATGCTCTCCAAGCCTTCAACCTCAACTACAAGCTCTTCCTTTGCTTCGGGTCTCATAAAATACTTCAAATTCTTATTTTCCATGGTATGTTTACCTCCAAACCTTGTCCTGTGGGCTTGTATTTTCGCCTACAGGAGCCTATTTTTATATTTTCGTGTTAACTAATGTTTCTGCATAAAAGAGCAAAAATAAAGGCACACACGAAACAAGTCGCATGTGCCCTTACTACCCTTATACAAAGTTCTTTGCGCCGAATGAGATGGAATCCTTAACCACTTCACCGTCAGTATCGATATCCAATAAAGGAATCTCGCTCGTGATTACCACACCTGTAACAGTTGCACTCTCGCTACCGTTCAGTTCGAAGTAATCAGAATCCGGGTCAGTTCTGGTACCCTGGATAGTGAGCTCAGGAGTGATACCATCCTGCAGATACTTCTTAACCATGGCTTCCCAACGAGGAGTAGTCTTGTATTCGTCAAGAGTACCTGTGATATCATATCCAGTCCATCTTCTGTTAGTGCCTTTCTTACCAACCATTGTTCCGGACCATACCTTAGGAACAAAACGGATGGTACACTTAACAGCATCCATAACCTCTACACCGTCAATGTAAAGATGACCTTCTGCAAGGCTTACCGGTTTAATATTTTCTGCCATTTCCTATACCTCCTTATCGTGTTGATACAGAGAAGTACAATTTCTCTGCGGAATCAATAGCCTGCAGACCTACGTTGAAGTAAGTCTCATCGCCGGCACTTCTGCTCTGATCAACATAGAAATCGTTGTCGAGGTCTACATTGTCGATAGCACCAGCATCTGCGTAATTCTGCAATAACGCTCTGCCGAGACCTTCCATAACGAGCCAGCCTTCAGTTCCGTTGTCGTACTTATTAGGCGGGAAGGTAAGGGCAAGGTCTTCTGCGAAGCTGTCATACACACGCATTACACGGTTCTTCGCATAGTCGGAAGTTTTCTCCGGAGTGAATGTATGAAGAGAGTTGATATCGTATTCAACAACAACCTTGCCTTCCTCAGACACCGTGAAGAAAAACTCACCATTCTGGATAGCGAGAACGGATTCCTCATTGGTCTTAACGCCGGATACTTCGATAGCACCTTCGTAAGCCTTGTAAGTGATGGAATCTGTCTTGGTTGCTCCAGCTGTAGCACCTGCTACCCATGCACACGCCTGTGCGACTGTAAGCACCTTTCCATCCTCCAATACAACCGCATTGGTAACATTGATAATACCTTCGTAGTCAGAACTGCAGGAAGGCATAACAGCCTGTACCCACTTACCGGCATTTTCACGAAGATACTTAATCTTTGTCTGACAAGCAGTCTGTAAGGAATCGTCTTCGATAGGGAAGCACATTGTATTCCACTTCACATTTTCACTCTTATCGAGGAATGTGGATACTCCGGCATTGGAACTTTCTGCATTGGTACCACCTGTTAAAGCGGTAGAAGCAAATGCAACTAAAGCTGCAGATGTTTCCTGTGCAGAGAACACAACATATTCTCCCTTGGAAGCTGCGATTAAGTCAGCAACCGTATTAACGCCCTTGAAGTTCTCAACCGCTTCTGTTCCAAGGTAAACAGTAACATCAAAGCCGCCGGCTGTGTTGGCCACGCAAGCAACCTTGATATCATTACCTCTGGTACCGCCATAAGCAGCTGTTATTGTAAGACCTTCTGCAGTTGCAGTAGCCTTAGCACCGCCATTGATGATGTAAACATAACAGGTAATTGCATTCTTCAAGCACTCTCTGATAAGTAACATGGAATCGTTATCATCATAGACACTTCTGCCTAATTTGACGATTTCGCCATCCGGAGATTCCGCCGAAATCTTAATGAACTGCGCATCAGGACCCCAGTCGTAGCCAACGATAGGAAGAACTACGATACCTCTGGTAGAGCCCGACGGCTTCTGCTGTTTCTTTGACTTGGTATTTACATAAGCACCAGGTCTTTTCTTGCCGACATTGATGTCAAAATTTCCACCAGCCATTTTACTTTACCTCCTTTTTCAACCATTTGTTAATGACTGCACGAACTTCCTCGATGGTGTATTCTCCATCCGGAAGATCCATTGTTGCCCCTGCAAACGTACTCGAAGAGATACCGTATACCTTGACACAGTCCTTCCTCAAAGTAGCAAGAGGGAATTTCGGTTCGGCTTTCTTTGTAACAGTAGCCGCTACTGTTTTTTCATTCTCTTTTGCCATGATAGCCTCCTTTACATCTAAGACACCGGCGTTCCATTGAAGAAAAACTCCCTCGCCAATGTCATTGCATTTGCATTGTAGGAAGAGTACCGCTTCCACGATACCTCCATTTGATAAACACCGTTATCCACTTTCTTCACAACTGGATTGTTGAGCTGGAAGTTCTTCCCGGTTCTTTTGCCATTCTCATCCACCAACGGTACCTTACGCTTATTCTTCATAAGGGATTGCATTACATTGTTGGCCATGTTGTAGGCTTCAAGAGTAGACTCTGCCATGAATTTTACATACATAACAAAATCTGTAGTGTACTTAGATACCGAGAACACTCCCCCTCTCTGTTCCGGAGTGGGATAAAACACGCAAGGCACCATCAAATCTTTCGGTACTTCCTCGAAATACGGCTTAGCTGTAATGGTGCCATCAATAAAGTAATAAATAGCTGCGATTTCATATTCGAGCATTCTCATCACCTCACATAAATTCTCTAAAATACTCTTCAGCCCATTGCTGAAGCTTGGCTTCGAGCAGATTAGGGAGCATTTGCTCCATGCACCGAACAGCACTATCAAAGTAATGGGAACCTTCCACCCATTTCTGTTTCAGAAGCATTCCCGTTTTTGCTCCAGGTTGATATACGAAGCTGTGGCCATGCCAATATCCCGGAACAAACCTCGTAGCAACGCCTTTCGGATTGGTCCAGTGACCGTCATTTGCATACGAAGCATAGGTAACATTGGTACCCACTTCTATGGTCATATCTCCCTGGTCTAATACATACAAATTGTCGCGCTCGCCTTTATGGAAGCTGTTAAGGAGTAATCGTGTGTCAACAGTCTGCGTTCGGATAATCTCATCTTCAACAATTCGCAGAAACTCATCTGCAATACCTTCCAAAAAAATAAGCAGGTCCTTTCGGAACTGCTCATTGCCGGCCTTACTCAATTTGTTTACGAACCTCTTTAGCTCCGCAGTCTCTATACTGACATACTGTTTACCCATCAGATAGCACCCTTAACCTTTCCTTTTCTCTGCACCTGCACCATCATGTGATGGTCCCGGATATTCCGAGGGATTTCAGCGGTATAAACAAGCCCTGTGGTCAAATCCACAATCTTATCATTTACACGAACGTCCGTCCCCGGTGGCAGCTGTAATTTACCGACGACAATATACTCATTTGCATCCTCTGTCTGCTCCATAGAGCCATTTCCATTGTTCTTCACATTGAAGTGGCAAGGAATATTGTCAAGGTCCGGAACCGCCGGATAATCAAAATCTGAGGCTTGAATACCGTAACCCATGCTCTTGGAACTCTCTGCCATGTGATATATAGCGCACTTGTGATCAAGCAGGTCTTCAAAAGCCATAACCAGCACCTCCTACAATTTGCGCAGCTTCATAGTGACTTTCCCCTTGCTGGGCTCTAATACATAATCGTCAAGAAGCGGTCCGATACCGAGCTTTGCATCCAAATCGGCTTCGGTGTCAATGGTGTATGAATAATCATCGAATGTTTCCGAGGTCATTATTCCATCTTTCTGCGCTATTGACTGTTTTGCATAAGCTTCAGCAAGAAGAACAACTGCCATCCTAACATCGGACGGCAGTGTCGCATATTCTTCCGTGCTAAAAGTGTTGTTGGTCAGAAAAATAACATGCTTTTCTGCTCTGGCTATGTCGAACTTTAGCTGTGCATCAGACCTGGCTTTAACCTTCGCAGAATCGCTATAATCCTTTACTTCCTGTGGTTGTATCCAAGGTCTTTCCATAGCTCCTCCTATTCTCCAAAGAGGGTGGCCATATTTACCAAGCCTAAAGCACCTTTGATTTTCTCTGCTCTCTCATCATTGTTGTTGCAATCGGAGATATCAATGCCCTTTGCTTCTGCAAGTGCAACTAACTCATCCTTTTTCATCTTCTCGATGACCTCGGCAGTAAGTTCCTGACCTTCTCCGTCGTTATTGCTCCCGTCACCGGAAGCACCTGTGGTTTCCTCTGCTACCTCGGCGGCAGCCATAATGAAGCGGCCTGTCTTCATCAGCTTAGCGCCGACTTTGTCAGATACCTCCACAGCTTTGCCCTTCTTACAAGAAAAAGAAGGGCTTGTGTAGGATAAACCTTTAACTAATTTAACTCTCATGGCTCACACCTCCGATTATGCCAAAGAAGGCAGATTTGTGATGATAGCAGTTGCATCCAACTCCTCGATGATAGGGTCGAAGTCAAGGTGGCAAACATAGAATCTCTTATCCTGCATGATTGCTTCCTTACCCTCTGTGGTCTTTCTGATCTTGATATCGTAGGTGTTAACTACAATCAAGTTCTTAGGGTCGGTAAGGATAATCTTATCGTCGCTCATGGAAGGACACTCAACGGTCTTAATCTTAGCAGGAGCATTGTATACGGAATCAGGAACAGCGCCACCAGCGTCAACAACCTTGTTCAAAAGGAATAATTCCCACTCCTGTGCTCTCTTAGGAGACATTAACCAACGAAGCTTGCCGTTGTTGTACTTGTTAGGAAGCTGCTGGAGGGTCTTGTAGAAGATATCAAGGCTCATAGAAGTAGCTTCGCTTGCATCGTACACATGGCCACCTTCCAAAATCTGCTTAATCCAACCGGTATTAAGCTTCAAGAAGTCAGCGTCTGCGGCAGAAGCAATCAGTTCAACGTGGTCAGCATTCCAAGCACCTGCACTGTGAGTGTCTACAAAGCGGTACAAACCACCGTCGTTGATAACGAGGTCGCCGATAGCGTAATCATTGGAAGCATCGAAAGCTGCTGCTTCTGCAACATCCTCATCACTGTTGAGGTAAAGGTCTTCCATGTCGATACCGAGCTGTGTGGTCATAAGGTTTGTAACGATAGCTTCAAACTGCTGACCTTCAATGTTCTCTCTGAGAGTTTCCTCTGTGATTTCCCAAGGCAAACGAACAGCTTTACAAGCATATTCGATTACGTTGGTATCTACGCCTGCTCTGTAACCGTCGTCGGTATTCTCAGTCTTACCTCTTACGATACGAGAAGCGATACCGATCTTGTCGATTTCGCCGGCCTTTGCAGTTCTCATTACGTGACGAACCAAAGGTCCAAGGTTAGTTGCTTCAAAAGTCTGCTGAATGAACTTACGAGCCTGTTCCGGATTCAGCATACCGTGTGCTACGGAGCCGGTAGTAATTGCGGCTTTGTTGATAATCTGTGTGTTAGTAAGCATAATGTTTTTTCCTCCTATTCATTTCTTAGAAAATTCCGGTCATGTAGTGAGGTTCCTCACTCTTGACTACGTCGTTACCAGCTGCATCGTTGAGATTTCCCGGTAATGCTCTGCTCTTCATGAGAGGCTCAAGCATCTTAGTGATAGGCTCCATTGCCTTGGTCACTTCATCTCCAACCATTTTTGCTACGGATTCAGCTGTTACATCAGCTCCTGCTCCGTCGCCGGCAGGTTCACCAGCTGCTTCACCTTCGCCTGCACCTTCACCATCTCCGGTAAGGTTCTTTGCGATTGCTTCAAGCTGTTTTGCGATAGGATCCATTGCCTTCGCAACTTCCTCGCTTACCAGTTTCTGAACTTCTTCCTGTTTCATGTCTGTGTCATCCTCCTTTTTGACATTATTATTTGCTCCTTCTCCCTCATCTGCAGTATCTACAGTGAAAGCGGAGAGGAACTCCGATAAGTTATTGCTGATTCCTTGTAATGTTTCAAGGTTCTTCGCACTAAGGCTCTTTCCGGCTTTTTCAACCGCCTGCG